AAACAATCTGTAGAAGTAGCAGAAGAAGAAGTTATTAATCAAGTTTTAGAAAAAAATAAATTTGACCTAACTAGAAGAAGATTAAGTTATGATTTAACTGTTTTAGGTATAGGTTGTGTAAAAACAAATTGGAATAAAGCTGAAGGTGTTAAAGTAGAATATGTAGATCCGGCAACTTTAGTTTATTCATATACTGAAGATCCAAATTTTGAAGATATATATTATGTTGGAGAAGTAAAGTCAGTTTCTCTTGGAGATTTAAAAATGCAATTTCCAAATATAACTGATGAAGAATTAGAAACAATACAAAAATACCCTGGCAATGCAGAGTATCTTAGAAACTGGAATGGAAGAGGCGATGATCTAACTGTGCAAGTTATGTATTTTGAATACAAAACTTATTCAGACCAAGTTTTTAAGATAAAAAGAAATGAATATGGTTTAGAAAAAGCGCTAGAAAAACCAGACACATTCAATCCTTTGTCTACGCAGTACTTTGAAAGAGTATCTAGGACTATAGAAACATTGTATAGTGGCGCTAAAATACTTGGACATCCAATGATGTTAAAATGGAATTTAGCTCAGAACATGACTAGACCAATGGCTGATACAACTAAAGTTAACATGAATTACCAAATATGTGCACCTAGAATGTACAAAGGTAAAATTGACTCTTTAGTGAATCGTGTAACTGGTTTTGCAGATATGATTCAGTTAACTCATTTAAAAATACAACAAGTATTATCAAGAGTTGTTCCTGATGGTGTTTTTCTAGACGTTGATGGTTTAGCTGAGGTTGATCTTGGCAATGGAACTAACTACAATCCAAGAGAAGCTTTAAATATGTATTTTCAAACTGGTAGTATTGTTGGTAGATCAATGACTCAAGATGGTGATCCTAACAGAGGAAAAATTCCTATACAAGAACTACAGAGCGGATCTGGAAGTCAAAAAATGTCTAACTTAATACAGACTTATCAGTATTATTTACAAATGATAAGAGATGTAACCGGACTTAATGAAGCTAGAGATGCTAGTGCTCCGGCTAAAGATAGCTTGGTAGGTTTACAGAAACTTGCGGCAGCTAACTCTAATGTAGCAACTAGACATATACTACAAGCCCAAATGTTTTTAACATTGAGAGCTTGCGAAAATATATCGTTAAGAGTGGCAGATTCTTTACAGTTTCCACTTACTAGACAATCTTTGATGAATAGTATATCTACATATAATACTGAAACTCTATCTGAACTAGCAAATTTAAATATGCATGACTTTGGTATATTTTTAAATTTAGAACCTGACGAAGAAGAAAAAGAAAAACTAGAAGAAAATATTCAAATAGCATTAAAGTCTGGCCAAATAAACCTAGAAGACGCTATAGATATAAGAGAAGTTAGAAACATACAATTAGCTAATCAGTTTTTAAAGTTTAGAAGAAAGAAAAAAGCTGAAGCAGATCAAAAAGCACAACAAGCTAATATAGAAGCACAGGCACAGGCTAACCAACAAACAGCTGAAAAAGCCGCTATGTTTGAAGTTCAAAAGCAACAAGCTACAGCTGAAACGCAAGTTCAAGTTGAACAAGCTAAATCGCAGTTTGAAATACAACGTATGGAAATGGAAGCTACTATTAAAAAGCAAATACTAGAAATACAACACAAGTTTAACATGCAGCTTGAGCAAGCTAAAATGCAAAAAGATAGACAAAGAGAAGAACTTATTGAAGATAGAAAAGATAAAAGAACTAGAATATCAGGTACTCAACAGAGTCAAATGATAGATCAAAGAAAAAACAATTTATTACCAAAGGATTTTGAAACAACTAATCCTAACAACACGGGCGATATGGGTGTAGAACCTTTAATGCCGTAACACTATTAATTATTATATTATATTATGTCAGAAACAATCCAAGATAAAGAGGCGCAGCCTTTGACAATCAAAAAACCAAAAAAACTAGGAGAAAACATACCTGGTAAAGAATACAAGGTAGATTTAAACAAGAAACAAGAAGATGCCATTCAAGAACAAAAAACAAATGATAGCGATGTTGTTGTCCAAAAAGACGAAAACAAAGAAAGTAGCGAAAGAGTGGCTGAAGAAGTACGGCCCACCGAAGAAGTAGTAAAATCTCCTATAACAGAAATAGAACATGTAAATAAGGTAGAACATCCAGTAATTGAAGAACCAAAAGCTTTAACTCCTGTTGTGCCTGAAAACATCCAAAAGCTTGTTGATTTTATGAAAGAAACTGGAGGAACTGTTCAAGATTATGCTAGATTAAGCACAGACTACTCTGAAGTAGATGACAATACGCTTTTAAAAGAATATTACAAAAATACTAAACCACACCTTAATCAAAAAGAAATTAAGTTCATAATGGAAGATAATTTTAAAATTGACGAAGATGTGGATGAAGAGCGAGATCAAATGAAAAAAAAGCTCGCTTACAAAGAAGAAATTGCTAAAGCTAAACAGTTTTTAGAGGACACTAAAAATAAGTATTACGAAGAAATCAAGTTGAGATCAAACGTAAGCAAGGAGAATCAAGAAGCTATAGAGTTTTACAATAAACACAACAAAGAACAAGAAGTGGCTCAACAGAGGAGACAGGTTTTTGAGAATAAAACTAACAAATTATTTGGCGAAGATTTCAAAGGTTTTGAATTTAACGTTGGAGAAAAAAGTTTTAATTATCAAATACAAGATGCTAAATCAATCTCTGAAGAACAAGCAAACCTAAGTACTTTTATTAAGAAGTTCTTAAATAAAGACGGAGAGATTGCGGATGCTAACGCTTATCACAAGGCAATTTATGCTGCTCGAAACGCTGATACTATTGCTAAACATTTTTATGAGCAAGGTAAAGCCGACGCTGTAAAAGATGTTGTAGCTAAATCTAAAAATATAAGTACAGACCCTAGGCCTCAAGCTGGTGGAGATGTATTTATAGGAGGTTTAAGAGTTAAAGCTGTTAATGGGGTAGACAGTTCTAAGTTGAAATTTAAAGGAAAAAAAAAGAACAATTAATAAAAAAATAAAAAAATGAGTTTTAATACAGGGGGAAGTTTTCCCGCAAGTTTAGTTCCTTCTCAGACTAGACAAGCTCTTCACAGTAACTATCTAACTTTTGATGGTGCTGATGGTGGAAATTTTGCACAGCAATATTTACCAGAGCTTTATGAAGCTGAGATCGAAAGATATGGAAACAGAACAATTTCTGGTTTCTTAAGAATGGTTGGCGCTGAAATGCCAATGACATCAGATCAAGTAATATGGTCTGAACAAAATAGATTACACATCGCTTACAAGAAATGTCAAATTACTGGTGTTTCTGGACAAGATGATGCTGATGTTCAGTTAAGACTTAACTTAGCTATTGCTCAACCTAATACTGCAGCTGCTTCACGTAGAGGTGCTATTAGAGTTGGTAATACTATTTTAATGTCTGACGTTGCTACAGGTCTTATTGTACAAAAAGGTTTAGTACAAGCTGTAGGTTCACAAGCTAATGGAAATCTAGATAATATTGAAGTTAAGTTTTACGGTACTGCAACTAACTCTTTAGGAACTGCTGCTGATTCAGTTAACGTATTCGTTTACGGTTCTGAGTTTGGAAAAGGTTCTGTAGGGATGGAAGGTTCTATTAATCCAGAATTTACTCAATATGCTAACAGACCTATGATCTTAAAAGATAACTTCCAAATTAACGGTTCTGACACTGCTCAGATCGGTTGGGTTGAAGTTGCTACTGAAGATGGTCAGTCTGGGTACTTATGGTACTTAAAAGCTGAGTCTGAAACTAGATTAAGGTTTGAAGATTATTTAGAAATGGCAATGGTTGAAGCTGAAAATATGTATAATGCAAGTTATACAGAAGCTGGTAACGCTGTACAATATCAGTATGGTGGTGCTGGAGCTGCTCCAGGTGCTGCTATATCTAGTGACATTCAAGGTTCTGAAGGTTTATTCGCTGCTATCGAAGCAAGAGGTAATGTATACTCTGGTTTTGCTGGTGCTGCTGCTCCTGGTTCAGGTGCTTTAGCTGATTTCGATGAAATCCTTAAAAACTTAGACAAGCAAGGTGCTATTGAAGAAAACATGTTATTCTTATCTAGAGCTACTGCTCTTGATTTTGACGATATGATTGCTGCTGTTAACGGTGGATTTGCTTCTACTGCTGCTGCGTCTTATGGTTTATTTGAGAATGATGGTGATATGGCATTAAACTTTGGATTTTCTGGTTTCAGAAGAGGTTCTTATGACTTCTATAAAACTGACTGGAAATATCTAAATGATGCTTCATTAAGAGGATTAGACAAAGAGATCGATGGTGTATTAGTACCTGCTGGAACTACTACAGTTTACGATCAAATGTTAGGTTCAAATATCAGACGTCCTTTCTTACACGTAAGATATAGAGCTTCTGAAACTGAAGATCGAAGAATGAAGTCTTGGGTAACTGGATCTGTTGGTGGTGCTTATACTGACACTTTAGATGCTATGACTGTAAGTTTCTTATCTGAAAGATGTTTAGTAACACAAGCTGCAAACAATTTTGTATTGTTTAAAGGAGCTTAAATAGTATATAATGAGAGTGGCTTTTGTCACTCTCTTTATTAATCTTTAAATAAT